GACGATAACGCCTGGTCCAAAAGTCGTCTTTGCCATGTATATCTAAACAGGACGGTTTTTCTCTAAAGATTTTACCCTAACTTTTTTATCAACCTCTGTACCTGTTTCTGATCTGTCCCACAGGGTGCATTATTAAGACATATCAAAATACACTCTCTGTCTGTTATGGATGGCTTGATTGTAAATCCATGTTTGTCTAATGTTGCTTCAACTTTTTCCATTTGGTTTAGATAGTAAAAAACCCCACCAGTAAACTGGCAGGGTGGGAGTAAGAGGAAACGGATTATCCGTAGTTCCAATCATTGACTGTAAACACGAGTTCGATCGTTCCAACGTCGCCTGACTCACGGTCCATTTCTCCTACGGTCAGCTGTTGAAGCTGGCAACCATAGAGGATGTATGGAGTGTTGTTAGAGTCATCACCATTACATGTTGTAGGTTGAATCGTGATGGTAAGGAATTCGCAGTTGTAATCTGACCAAATTTGCTCGATTGTATGTGCAAATGCAGGGTCGTATGGGGCAGCTAGGGTTACGTCGTCAATAGCACGGGGACCCACAACTTTATAGATGCGGTTCCCTGTTCCATTGGCGTATTGTCCAGACTCAGCCGTGTCAACGATACCCGAGAATGTAGTCCAAATCGTTTCCATACCGTTAACGGTAACGATAAACGCGGACTTTGGAATAGGTACGATAACTGGCATTGAGAATTCTCCGAAAGGTTAGTATAAGCTTGCGATCAAGCGAATACGTCAGCCACGAAGAAACCAGAACCAAATGCACCAGTAGCGCCAAGACCTGTGATGTTCACAGCACGCTCGACAGTGATCTCAGCACGCACAACGCGACGTTCGCGGATGTAGTACTCAGGACGCACAGCAGGTGTGCCTGTCAGCTGGTAGGTGTATGCGAATGCAGGTGTAGCAGCGGAAGCGCCACCAGCAGGCATCACGGAGTCAGAAGCACCAAGTGGGCTGTAGAACAAGCAGACAGCGTTCTCAGGGAACACAGGTGTCAGTGAACCATCAGCAGCCAATTGACGACCTTCAGCAACGCGGATTCCACGCTCAAGACCGAAGTAACGTGCAAGCACGTCTGTGTCGATGCTGTCAGCTGAAGTGTACTGGATGCGGTCCAGGATTGCTTCGGAAGTCAGAAGACGATCGAATACGGCAGAACCAACAACCATCGAGTTAGGACGGATACCGATTTGGTTAGCGACTGTGCGCTTCCATGTCAGAACGTCGGTGATGGGGTTAGAAGTAGCACCCTGCCAGTTTGAAGGACCTGTAGGAACGCCTTCAGCAAGTGCGTCAGCGTTGAACAATGTCCAAGTGGCGTAAGCCAAGCCGACCTGACCGGAGCCAACGACATAAGCTTCGTAGTTAGCAACGGTGCTGACAGCGCCAGCCACGGTTACTTCATACGCATTCATCAAACGGGACATCGCGTTGCGTGTCTCGATTGCACGAAGGTCTACCTGAGCAGGACCTTCGCCAGCGTTTTCAATCACTTCCTCGGGAAGTTCCCAAGCGACCACTTCTTGCTCAAGAGCATATGGGTCGGAGTCGAAACGGCTCTGTACGGCGGGGATGTTAGAACCATAAGCACGACGGTAGTCGGTGATGGCGAATGCTTCCTTGCCGAAGCGTAGTGTGCGTCCGGCACGGGTGGGGGTGTCCACCACGGGAGCGATAAAGTTGGCAATATTTGTCTCGGGCAGCATAAAGCCCTGAGCCAACGTAGTTAGGATTGGATCGACACTTGCGTAAGTGTCCTTAAGATTCATCATTTTCTTTAATGTCTCCTTCTGCAGAAGATGACTGACTTGGACTTACACGGATGATGCCAAGCTAGTCATGCAGTGAAATTAGTTGAAGCTAACGAGGACCATTGCCACGCCACCGATCACCACTTGCTGGCGAACGATAGGTGTGGTTCCGTCCACGGTCACAGCACCGCCAGCAGAGCTGGACATGCCGTTTGCGTCCACGGCCAGAGCGTTGCCCTGGACTTGAAGGTTAGCGTTGTCAGCAGCAACCAGCAAAAGACCGGAAGTAGCAACAGTGCCAAGACGCATGAGGTCAGTAGCATAACCAGAGGTTGCTAAGTTGAACTCTTGCTGAAGAACACCGAATGCTTCACCAGCAGCAGCCATCAAAGCGATGGTTGGAGGCTCGGAAGGAACAGTGCTGTCGATAGTAACGAGGCTGAACTGGGCGATGGCAGATGCATCGGGAACCAGAGCAGTTTCGGCGAAGCGAATGAATTGCTTGCCGTAGACTGGAGTAGCCATTTTGTATTGTCTCCTGTATATGTGTTGGGAGTTTAATGCCCTTCTTAGAGGGTTTAACGTGCCGAGTGGCTAGTGTTATTTTACCCTTTATTTGAAATCGAGATAACACCGACACCGGTCGTGACAACGACATCTTTCACCCGGTGGTGGTAATGCCCCAATTGGCATCCACCCCATTGAGTCGTACATGTTACAGTCGTAGCATGTGTTTTTGTCGTGCCGTGAGACTCGTCTCATCATGGTGTTGCCACCAGAGAGAGCAGCCATCATCATACCACCGGACATCGCACCATACATTGGTGTGACAAGGTATCTTGCCAACCTGGATTCAACACCCTCCCATGAGGCAGGAGTGGAGGAGCCGGGGGCAGACATACCCATTTCTGATGTAGGTATCTCGTCTAAAATCTCTTGAATCAAGTCGTCGTCTAGCATACCACTGTATGCCTCTAGAATTTCGACTAACTCGTATGGGTCCATTTCTTGAAAGTCGTCACTGTTGAGACGACCATTACCTAAAGACTCAGCAATAGCAGCAAAGAACTTCCATAAATATGGGAGTGCTTGTGACGCTTTGGCAAAGTCAGTGTCGGATATTTTCTTAGGTTTGTTACCTAACATGAAACCAGCGAGAGCCGCAGTGACAGTTTCATCTGCCGCAACACGCTTAAATTCTTCGAGACCGATTTTGTCATGGCGGAGACGATAGACTAACGCCTCCGTTCTCTCTGCCATCTCGGACTCCATTTTGCCGAGAGTTTTGAATTCCGACACCAGGTCGGAAGCCCTATCTTGTAGGGTCTCCCGACGGCTGGGCAGTCTCGAGATGTACGAGAGAAGTTCCATTACTCAGCAGTGAAGAGGGTCTTCTTCAGTGCTTCGCTGTACTCGATGCCTTCTTCCTCACTGAGGCGAAGTGCCTTTTCGTGTGGGTCAAGGTTCTCGAAAGGAACTGCGTCCTTGTTGTGAGCAGCAACTTCAGCAAAGGAAACCTGAGAGGGGAGAGCAGCAAGCAGTTCCATCAGAGGAGTCGCAGCGGACTCACCTTCAGCAAACTCAAGTGTTCCGTACTCAAGTCCTTCCATGTAGTCGACGAGGTCAGTCTGGTCTACAATAGCACCAGTCAGACGACCAGTAGCGTAGAGTGACTCAGCAAACTCTTCGAGTTGCATGCGGTGTGCAGCTTGCTCAGCAGCAAACTTCTCTTGCACCAAACGAGCGTTGGCAGCTTCGAGTTCAGCGAGACGTGCAGACAGTTCAGAGAACTGCTCGGACTCAGCGAAGTTAGCAGCAGCGGGTTTCGCTTCGGCTTTCTTACCGACACGCATCACACGGACGCTTGGAGACTTGATTTGCTTACCTGAACCAGGAACACCACCACCAGCGGCATTCACAAGACCACGGTCTTCTTCATCACCTGTTCCGGTCTTCTTACGGTCAGCTTCTTGAGCACCACTGTCAGCACCTTTGTCCGAGCGGTCCTTATCGGAAGCACCACCGTCCTTACCGGTCTTCTCACGGTTGTGGTCGTCGTCCTTACCAGTCGTACTGCGACCAGTCTTACCAGACTCGTCTGCCTTACCAACTTCGCCACGACCGTTGGGGTCATTTTGGCTTACGTTAGGCATCACAGCTTTGACCTTGGGCTCGGCGAAACTACGAGTTTCTTTCACACCAACGTCAGAACTGTTGAGGTTGTCGGTACCACGCTTTTTCTTGGACCCTTTGTCGTTGGTAGGGTCGAAAGTGGGCTCTTCGAACTCACCAGCATCGCCTTCACAGCAGGCGCCGTCATTAGGTTGCTTCTTCACTTTAGAAGCCACAGGACCTTCGCCGTCGGACTCTTCGTCAGTGTCACAGCACTTTTCGTTGTGTGCGTTGTCTCCGCAGTCAGAGGCCTTACCGTCGCGCATTACTTCGCACTCGGCATACTCAAGGCCAGCTTCCACA